TCCTAACACTCCCCTCCACGACGCTGTTCTGAGGGCGGCCTGCCCCTCACCCCGACCCTCTCCCCATGCGGCTTTTTCGCATGGGGAGAGGGTCGGGGTGAGGGGCAGGCCGCCCTCAGAACAGCGTCGTGGAGGGGAGTGTTAGGAATGATGCAGAGAAAAAAAGCCGAAAAGTCTGAAAGGTCCGCGAGACCAAACAGTTAGACCGACAGAAAATAACGCCGCAAATCTGGCTCTGACGCACGCCACGATGGTCAGAAAGCTGTTCAAGTCGTAGAAAAATACCCCTGAAAGCTACTTTAATGCGGTCCTGAAGGGGATTAAATGCCGGAAAAAACGGCCGGCAAATTCTCCACAGACCTATTCCCCGACCAAGTGCCGGGAAACGATGTCGAGGATCTCCTCTTCAAGATCCTCGGAGAAGCCGGCCATCGGTCTGGCTGGTATATCGCCCCACGGAATGGGATGCCCCGAAGCCGTTGACCCGAACTCGCCCTTCTCGGCACCGAGCTGCTGCACCAGCGCATAGATCACGTTCGTGCCGGCCTGGGCGAAGTCGGAACCGCTGCTGCCCGTGAAGCTTGCAGCCAGCCGGCCGGTGCGCTGGAGAATCGGGTGCTCGTCACCACCGCGCTGCTTGATCGACACAGGTGAGAGGGCCGCCCACGGCTCACCACTGACCGGGTCCGCCTCGTCGGCAAAGGCCTGGTCGATAACGCCCACCATGGCCTGCGAAATTTCACGCATTGCCGGCGCCAAATTGCCGCCCTTGGCCAGCAGTTCCTGCAACGCGTCGAGAGCGGATCCGCTGTCCAGATCGATCGAAAACATGTGCTAGCCTCCTTTGGCCTGGCGTCGGAATGCTTCCGAACCCATCCGGCCTGTCCGGATGATGAGGTCTAGCGGGGGCGCATCCCCCGCGCCAGGCGACCTATCGAAGTCGCGGCAGTACATTTCGGACCTGGGCATTCGCCCTCAGTGGTGAGGTCTCGAACAGCGACAACAGGTACAGCCGCTTCCGCGCCTGGTCGACCTTGATCGACGCCCGATAAAGCTTGTCGGCGACGCTCAGTAACAGGATCCGGCGATCGTCCTCCTGGTACACCTCCCCGCGATCGATCAGCGCCTGTAGAAGGCGGTACTCCCCGATCCCGATCTCGGGGTGCGCAGCCAGGTGCTCGATCAGCGTCTGCGTCGACAGAAGGACCGCCTGGGACTCGGCCCCGAGGCTCGCCCGATCGGATGCCCTGAGTACTGCGACCGGATATTCCATGGAACCCTTGCCCGTCCGTGAAAGGCGGTTGCCGATCTCGCGCGGCTTAAGGTCCGGACCGGCGAGCTTTTCGCTTGCTACGGCCCGGTCCCAAATCGAGAACCAGCGCTCGAATTCCGGACCGGTCACCACGCCTTCGACGAACTGCCGGGCCACCTCGGTCGGGTACTGATTCAAGTCGGGAACGTAGGCCGCCTGGCCCGGGTTGTAGTTCCACCCTGGATCAGTGAAAAACGTCACCGGTTTGCCGCGATCTCCGATCAGCTTCACGCCGGTGACTTCGGCCTCGTAGACCTCGCCAGTGCGAGGGTCGAAACCGGCCTGAACCGTCTTCGTCACCAGCTGATCGGCCGAGCTGCTCACGGTGAGCTTGAGGCGGCGCAGTTGGCGCTCCGACAGAGCCCGAATCCGGCACCGGCAATTGAAGCCGCACGGCGGGTAATGCGTGAGCCAGATCGGATCGTCCCAGCGGTACACCTTGCCATGCATCGCGGCGTGGGAAGGCCTCGTCTTCGAGTCCATCACCGCGACGTACATCCAGTACGGCCGACCCTGCGCGTTGCGCACCATGTCCTGCCAGCGACCGGCCATGTAGGCGGTCTGCAGGTTGGTTCGGAAGATCGTTCGGAGCCGCTGTGGACTCCCGAGCTGCACAGCCTGGGCAGCGCCATCGCCGTCGACGACGAAGCGCTTTCCCCACCAGCCCTTCGCCTCCAGAACCGGCTGCAATTCCTTCTCGAACCAGCGCTCGGTCTTGCCTTTCTCCAGGCTCTCGAGAACACCGCTGCGAATATCGTTCAGGACATCGAGCCGGGTCACCTTGGCCACGGTGAAGGCGCGCGCCTGCGCCTCCTGCCAGGTGTCCTGCCAGTTCCACGAGATCCTGTGGCCCTTCGCCTTGAAGTAGTCGATCGCCGCCTTGGGCTCCAGGCCCATCACGAACGACAGATCGACGCCGCCGTCCGCCATCTCAGGCTTCCGAGCTGATCGGTCGAATCAGTTCGACCTCGGCGTAGTACTCAAACCCGGCAGTTCCGACCCGGTCTTTCTTGCTGATGAACACGCGCGTCGTCGAGGCGGTGTCGCGCTCGAACCCGGCCTGCTTGGCGACAGCATCGGCGATCAGTTCGAACAGTTCCTTCTCGTCCACGTTCGCGACGACGCGCCGTTTGTGAATCACAGCATCATTGACCTTCACGAGCTGGCCTCGGCCTGGGCGCTGATCCGGCCCCATGTATCGGCAACGAACAGCGCGCGCGCCATCAGCGCCTGCAGCTGCTCGTCATCGAGCTTCGGGTACCAGCTCGCAAGCTGCGCCTCGATTTCCTCCGGCTTTACGCCGGCTTTGAAGGCGACCAGAAGCGGCATCAACAGCTCTCGGCTGATGCCTTGGAGCTGCGTGTCGAGCTGGATGGCGTCGACCGTTTGCTGATCCTCGAACGGCTCGGGCTCGCGCGCGAACCGCGAGAAGGATGGATCGGGTGCAGGGCTAGGCTGGAACGGATTCGGCGCCGGCTTCGGCTGTTGCACCAGGTCGGTCGGATCGTTCGGATCTGCGAGCGTGATCGCCAGCTCCTCCGCCATCGCCTTTTTGCTCACCGGAAGGCCGGCGGCGATGGCGATGTCGTAGATCTCGGCACGTTCCTTCCGGACCTCCGACTTCTCGATGAACTCGCTGGTCGGTGGCTTCGCGTTGGGCACGTTCCAGGTTGTGATGAGCGCCCAGAGCTTGTCCAGCGTGTGAGCGATGATCTCGCGGTCGCCTTCCTGGACATCCATCTCGCGCCCGCGGTGCGTCTCACTCGCCGCCCTGCTGCCGCCGCCGATCTGCTCGGTCGCCAGGGTCTGGCTGGTCAGCACCTTGCTCATCTCCGCGTTGCAGAGATGGATCAGCGTCTCCTGGGCCAGCTTCCCGCCGCCGGTGTTCCCCTTGGTCTCGAGAAGGCTGATCGATCCGTCTTCCGGCATCGCGACATAGCCAGCGTCGACCAGGTTGGCGAGCGCCAGCTCGATGGTGTCGACAACCTCTTCAGGCGTACCGATCGGGTACGTCCCCACCGGGATCGGCAACCCGTGCCGTTCGCAAAACTTCACGAACGGCTTGAACCCGCTGCAGTGCTTGAACGTGTATGGCCAGAAGCACGACGAGAACAGCGCCTCTCCGTAGGGCTGGTCATAGGTCGGCATGTGCCGCGCAATGAGGAGGAGCGACTGGTCCGCCTCCACACCGTCGACCATCTGTTCCCGCGTGATGACGCGCAGGTACTCACCGCCCGGTTCGAACCGGAAGCGCCGGATGGGCCGGTCGACGAGCTTCTGCGGCAGCAGCAGGTCGCCATAACGGCCAGGCACGATCTCGTGCACCGAAAAGCCTTGGAAGATGGCCTTCCCGATATTCCAGAACACGTCCAGCCAGAGGTAATTCGGAGACGGCCGGGAGTTGTCGAGATAGCTCTGACAGATCTCGAAAGCTTTCTTGCTCGCGCGATCGTCACCGCCTGGCATCAGCCGGTGCTCGAAGCGGAGAAGGCCCGACCGAATCGATCGAAGTTCGCCCTTCACATGTGCATCGGAGCTGATGGCCGCGAACACATCCTCGCCAGCATTGACTCGCCGCAGGATCGGGTCCGGGTTCGGAAGCGTCTTCAGTGCCGAATAGAAGCGCGGATCGGTGTTCCAGCCGGCGATCTCGTTCGCTCGGGGCAAACGGGCAACGCGCTTGATGGTGTCGTTAATCACGGGTGACCTCTGAGGTTGACGCCGGAGCGCTTGCCGATGCGAATGCCGCCGGACCGCACGCCCTTGAGGCAGAGCTGCCACAGCATTTCGCACGCATCCGGCCCGTCGTCATGGTCGGCATCCGGCCATTGCTCGAACTGACTGATGAGCGTCTTCTGATTGCGGCCAACCAGGATCAGCCCGTTGGCCATGTGGGGCTGGAGAGACTCGATGCGCAGATCCTTGTCGCCGTGGCTTTCGATGCCCATGGCCGGCACCGGGATATGGACCTTCGCGGACTCTTTGACGAGCTGCTGCCGGAAGAATTCCTGGAACGCGATCGACTCGATGCCCCACCGCAGGCAGTGGTACTCGCGCTGCAGATCGATGATGTCGGTGATCTGCCTGTCCGGCACGCGCCGGGCCACCACCGCTTCGACGACGTGCAGGCGGCCGGCGTCGCGATCGAAAGCGCCCACGAGCGTCGCCGAGGGATCACCGCGGCGGGCATGCTTGCCCATCGATGGATCGTGCGACCCGTAGTAAACCCACTTCGGCTGCAGCGAGATCCAGAACTTGATGCAGCCGACGAAGGGATGGCCCTCCGGATCCACCGGGTTGTGCTGGTGCTCGGTGTCGAAGGCGTGGTGATC